AGGAAGTAACACCAACAACAGAAGGAGACGAAGTGGACAACACCGTCACAAACGCGGAAACCGTCGAGACGGTCGAAGCTGCTCAGTCAACAACAGCCGCAGCGAAGCCAATCGTAGGCGGATCATTCACTAAGCCACGCTTGGAGTTCACAGCTGCCAAGTATGTCGAAAACACTATCCGCGCAGCGATGGGCGACGATCAAGCTCGCCAGTACGTTCTCGCAGCGGATAACACAACAGATAACGCGGGTCTAGTACCTACTCGCCAGATGGCAGAAGTAGTAAACGGACTTTCAACATCGATCCGTCCATCAATCGACGCGATCTCTCGCGGAACTCTTCCAGACGCTGGAATGACTTTCGAGATTCCTAAGATCACGGCTGCTCCGACTGTTGCAGTAACAGCCGAAGAAGGAAACCCAAGCGACACAGATCAGAACTCAGCTTTCATCACTGTAGACGTTAAGAAGTTCGCGGGACAGCAGACTTTCTCAGTCGAGCTTCTCGATCGTACATCTCCAGCGTTCTTCGATGAGCTAATCCGTAACATGGCAGCAGCTAAGGCTAAGGCCGAAAATGCTTACGTTAACGGTCTTCTAATCTCAGGAGCAACAGCAGACGGAACAACTACAGCAACTTATCCAACAGCTGCGGAACTTCTAGGAGTTATCTCTCGCGGAGCTGCTTCTGTTTACTCAGCAACAGCAGGACTTCCACGTCCATTCGCTAAGTCTCTTATCGCTTCGACTGGTCAGTGGGCTAACCTAATGACTCTTAACGATAACGGACGCCCAATCTATAACGCTTCTCAGCCAATGAACGCGGGCGGCGTAGTTCGTCCAGATTCACTAGTGGGAACTGTTGCGGGCTTGGATCTATTCGTAGACCCAACTAACGCGGGCGATGGCGACGGAACTCTTCTAGTCGTTAACCCAGACGCTTATACATGGTACGAGGGACCAACTTTCCGCCTTCGCGCAGATGTAATTAACACTGGTCAAATTACTGTGGGCTACTACGGTTACGGCGCATTGGCGACCAAGATCGCAGCTGGCGCATTCAAGAACAATAAGCAGTAATCCGAATAAATCAGACATCGACTAGTTCGCTCCCGAGCTAGTCGAGTAGTAGAAGGGAAGAGCTAATGCCAGCAATTATTACAGCGTCACAGCTGCGATCCGTCCTAGGCGTTAGCTCTTCTCTCTATTCGGACTCGTATCTCGATGACATCATCGACACAGCCGAGCAAGCGATTCTCCCTTTACTTATTCAGAACTCGACCGCTGTCGTCGAGTACGAATTAGCCGATAACGTCGCGGAGTTCTTCACTCGTCGCGTTCACACTTTCGTCGTCGGACAGTCGATCGTCGTAACTGGTCTTCCAGCTCCATTCACAGCTACTCACACAGTTACAAAAGTTACAGACACTTCATTCTCCGCCGCTCTTACATCTTCGGACGTAACACGTCGCCAGATCATTCCTAACGGAACAGCAACTCTTAGCGGCTATTCAGCTGCCACTCTTTACGTCGGTAACGCTTCTATCGAATCCGCGATCTACGCGGTATCTATTGAAGTCTTTCAATCTCGTACCGCTGCGGGCGGACAGATCGAAGGAATCGATTTCGCTTCGAGTCCCTATCGCATGGGGCGAAGCTTGTTAAATCGCGTCGTAGGCCTCTTAGGTAACTACATCGACGTCGACACGATGGTCGGATAATGACAGCCAGCTCGATCTTAACTAGCGTCCGAACTCCATTAAAGACAGCGATCCAAGGAGTAGCGGCTAACACTTACGACTCCGTTCCAGAGTCGCCCATCGTTCCGTTCGCTGCAATCGTTCCGAACACGCCTTACCTACAGCCAAGCTTCTTGGGTAAAGGTAACGTCAAGCTAAAGGTTAATTTAGTTATGACCGTAGGCGTAGCGATCTACGATAATCAGAGCGCGCTCGATAACATCGAGAAGCTCGTAATTAGCATTCTGGCGGCTATACCGTCAGGGTATGAAGTCGGAGACGTATCGAATCCGATTCCGTTAAACATAGGCGCGTCAGAGATTCTCGCTTGCGAGATTCAGCTGTCCACTTACTACACTCAAACAAACTAGGAGATAGACCATGGCCACGACCGTAATTACAGGGCGCGATCTTTCGGTTACGATCGCGACCAAAAACTATAACGAGCAAGCGACAAGCGCGACACTAAGCGCAGACGTCACCATCGACCGCTACGACACACTTTACGCTCCAGCGTATAAGTCAGTCGATAAGCAGTGGACTTTCGACGTCGAAATGCTTGCAGACTGGGGCGCAACAGATTCACTCTGTGAAGCTCTATGGTCTGCGGCAGAGACAGCTCCTAACACTGTTCTAGCTGTATCTATGACAGCTGTCACAGGCGCAGTCTTCGCGTTTAATGTTCTTCCAATCTTTCCAAGCGTGGGCGGAACATCTCCAAGCGCGCAGACTGTTAGCATGAGCTTTACAGTCGTAGGAACACCTACAGAGACATTCAGCTAAGAATAAGAATCGGGAGCAACTATGAAAACAGAGCTAGAAGTTACTTACATCTCGGGAGAGGTCGCGACATACGTCGCGGCTAATCCCGAGTGGGTAAAGTGGGAACGAAAGTTCCAGACAACAGTAAACGAAGCAGAATCTAAGCTAGGACTCGAAGGTCTTAACTTCTTGGCTTATCACGCCATGAAGCGAGAAGCTGGCGGGAATCCTGTCAAGCCTTACGAAGTCTGGGTCGAGACTGTGGAGTCAATTAACACGAAGCAGTCAGTCCCAAAAGCTGGAGCGTCGGAAGCTTAAATCGGATCTTAATCGAGGTCGCTATAGCGACTCGTATTCCGATGAGCGAGTGGAAGACGGAAGAAGATTTACTTACGGCAATAGAGATCTTGGAGAGGCAGAATGGCAGGTAAAAAGGGCGTCTACTCGATAGAGGTCGAGCCAGCCGCGCTTAAAAACTTAATCCAGACGCTTAATCTTCTAGATAAAGAAACACAGAACGAGATCCGCGACGCAGCTCTTCCATTATCGAAGCGTCTAGCGGGTCAACTTATGATGTTCTCCCAGAGCGCGCCAGCTCCACAGACGAAGCTCGTAGCTCAGACGATCGTCGCTAAACGAGATCGACTTATCCGCGTAGACATCGGCGGCTCTAAAAAGGTCGGTCGTAAATACGGCGGAGAAGCTTCTAAGAGCGGTAAAGGTAATAAAGTCCGACAGGGTGCAGCTCCAGCGGGCGCGTTACTGTGGGGAACAGAATACGGCGGCGGTCGTGGTACGGACTCAATCGGTCGAGCTTATACGGATCGCTTTAAGGCTCCGCGTAATAAGCGCGGGTACTGGATCGCTCCAGCTGTTGACTATTACACGCCAATCGTCGCGAAAGAATACATCGATCTTATTCAGGGCGTAATTAAGAAAGCGGGTCTCGACTAATGGCTGGCATTCCAAAAGTAAAGATAACTTTCGACGCCGACTTCGACGAACTAAAGAAGGGCGTTAAAGGCGCGCAGAATGAAGTCGAGGGCTTCTCGTCTAAAATCGGTAAGTTCGGCAAGGTAGCCGCCGCAGCGTTCGCCGCTGCTACTGTTGCAGCTGCCGCCTATGCTGGAAAGCTTCTGGTCGATGGCGTTAAGTCAGCGATCGCAGACGAAGCAGCTCAGAAGAAGCTCGCGACATCTTTACAGAACGTCACTAAAGCCACAGATTCACAGATTAAAGCTGTAGAAGAACAGATCACTAAGACCTCACTTCTTACAGGACTAACAGACGACGAATTACGTCCGTCGCTAGATCGACTCGTTCGCGCTACGAAAGACGTCCAGAAAGCCCAAGAACTCCAAGCTGTAGCGATCGACGTCGCCGCGGGCAGCGGGAAAAGTTTAGAAGCTGTTACTAATGCGATGGCTCGCGCAGCCGAGGGCAACACGACCGCTCTCGGAAAGCTCGGAATCGGACTTACTTCGGCGCAGCTTAAAACTATGTCGATGGAAGAGATTACGGCTTCTCTGGCTAAGACTTTCGAGAATCAAGCTTCTAAGCAAGCCGACACTTTCCAAGGAAAGATGGCGCGTCTTACTGTTGCATTCGACGAGGCTAAGGAGACAGTCGGCTCTTATGTCCTAGACGCGATCACTCCATTAATCTCCAGCTTCGTCGATAAAGGAATCCCAGCTATTCAGAAGTTCGCTTCTGGATTATCCGTAACGCTGGCGCCAGCGTTTACGGCTATCTTTAAGGTCATTCGCGACGACCTACTTCCGATCTTGACTTCGTGGTGGAAGTTCTTAGCGTCGGACATAATCCCAGCAATTACTTCGATCGTGAAGCCTATTCTCGAAGGACTAGCTTCTGCGTTCGGAACTATTAGAAAAGCAGTATCGGCTAACTCCGAAGAACTTACGCCATTCTTTAATCTTCTAAAGGGAATCTGGAACTTTATTAAAGACTATCTAGCTCCGATCCTTGGCGGCGCGTTTAAGGTAGCTCTACAGGGAATCGGAACTTTAGTAGGCGGACTCGTTACAGCATTCTCTAAGTTTGTAGGATTATTAACTTCGATCTATAACGGCGCGAAGCGAGTAGTCGATTTAATTAAGAATAATCCGATTACTAACTTCTTCGATGGCGGAGCTAAAGGCTTAAAGGCCAGCGTAAGCTTCGAGGAAGAGCCAAGCGGGGACACTGGATTCCCAGTCGACTCCAGCGGATTCCAGACTGGAACACCTACATCGGTGTTCGCTCCGTCTGCGGATTCTCCTACCTTTACAGGCGCGCCGCTGTCTGCTTACTCTCCAGCTATGCAAGCAGCCATCTTACGTCGTGAAGAAGTAAAGGCGGAAACGGAAAGATTACGGAATGCTCGCGAAGCAGCTGCGGCAGCCCGAGAAGAAGCTACTGGCGGAAAGTCAACAGCCGAAAGAATTACTATAAACATGGGAATCGTCGGAGATCCAGAAGGTGCAGCTCGCGCGGTGGTCGACGTTCTAAATCGCTCCGCAGCTCGCGGCGGTGGTGGTTATACGAGCTTGGTTAACGTGTAATGAGCCTCTGGACTCCCGAGTGGCAGGTAACGATAAACGGCGGCGGAAACTACACGAATCTAACGCTGGCAAATCTTACGATTACTTCTGGCCGAACAGACATTTATTCTCAGCCTAGAGCTGGTTACTGTTCTGTTCAGATTCTTAATCTGGACGAATCTCCTATCCAGATCGATGTTAACGATAACGTCTTAATCAAGGTTAAAGATTCGACAGGGGCTTACGTTAATCTCTTCGGCGGTGACGTGACAGACATCGAAGTCTCGGTCGTCAATAGCAGCGGATCACAGTCGAATCAGATTATCCGCGTAACAGCTCTTGGAGCTTTATCGAAGCTTCCAGTCAGCCTTACGGAAGGCGTCTTATCTAAAGACTTCGATGGCGATCAGATTTATGCAGTGTTAGAAGATCTTCTACTTAATAACTGGAACGAAGTCGCGCCAGCTGTAACGTGGGCGGCTTATGATCCGACTACGACATGGGCAACAGCCGAGAATGTAGGACTGGGAGAGATCGATCGCCCTGGGGATTACGAACTCACAGATCGATCAGCTTCTACGACCGACATTTACACTTTAATAAATCTTCTTGCCACTTCCGGACTTGGCTACATCTACGAAGATTCTTCTGGTCGTATCGGGTACGCGGACAGCACTCATAGATCGCAATACTTGGCGGCTAATGGCTACACAGAGATCTCAGCCCAGCAAGCTTTAACATCGTCCATCTCTACTATTAAGCGAATAGCAGACGTTCGCAATAAGGTAACGATTCAGTATAAGAACGGACAGGAAGCTTCGGCCAGCGATACGCAGTCGATCGGGATCTATGGCCAGCAAGCGCAAGCGATCGCCACATCTCTAGAAAACAGTGTCGACGCGGAATACCAAGCAGACTTCTATCTAGGTCTTCGAGCATTCCCACAGGCACAATTTCAAGCTATTACTTTCACACTTGGAAACAGCAACATCGACGACGCAGATCGCGACGCGCTTCTGGGTGTCTTCATGGGTCTACCGCTGGACATAACTAATCTTCCGCCGAACATTCTTCTGGGACGCTTTCAGGGCTTCGTCGAAGGGTGGACATTCTCGGCGGGAGTTAATCGTCTCGACATCACTCTTAATCTCAGTCCGACGGCTTTCAGCTTACAGTCGATGAAGTGGGAGAACGTGAGTGTCGCCGAAACTTGGAATACTTTATCTCCTACACTTGACTGGAATAACGCGACAGTAGTCGCATAAAGGAGCAATAAATGGCCACGAGTCCTCTGTTCGGCTGGGAAGAACCCGACGACGTAGATTTAGTTAAAGACGGCGCAGCTGCTATTCGCACACTGGGCAACGCTATCGACACGTCGATGGGCGATCTTCTGGGCGGTACTTCTGGCCAAGTTCTATCGAAGAACTCGAACACGAACATGGATTTTACATGGGTAACTCCAGACGACGCTAACGCGATCCAGAACGCCATCGTCGACGCTAAGGGCGATCTCATCGCAGCAACAGGTAACGACACTCCAGCAAGATTAGCCGTAGGAACAAATAATGGAGAAACTTTAGTCGTAGATTCTACGGCAAGCACTGGACTAAAGTGGGCTCCGTCTTCTAATTTCGTGGGTGCTTCAGTTTTTAAGACGGCAGCTCAGGCAGTAGCTAACGGAACAGAAGTTAATTTAACATTCGACGCAGAATCCATAGATACAAATAATTTCCATAGTAACACTACAAATAATACGAGATTAACTGTTCCTACTGGTTATGCTGGAAAGTATTTAATTAATGGGACTATCGCTTATGCTGCTAATGCAACTGGTCAGCGAAGAGTTTACATCTTCGTAAATGGTAGTTTAGTAGCTTTAACGTCGTCAGTCTCCGCCGGTGGTGCGACGACATTCTGGACTCAAATCTCATCAGTTCGTAATTTATCCGCTGGAGATTATGTAGAACTCAGAGCTTATCAAGAGTCAGGAATAACTATCGACGCTAACGGCGTAGACGTCTATAACACTAACTTCTCTATTTCCATGATCGGCGCATGATGATAAATCTAATAACAGAAACTTATCCAGAATTAACAATTACAGACTTCGATTCAGTCAACGGTTCGATTCTTCTAAGAGATGATGGCGATGGAATTGTCTACATCGCAAAATGGGAATACTCCAAGCCGATTCCTAGCGGAATGAAGCTGGGCAAGTAATGAACTACCCAATCGGTACAGCTGCCGCCGTCGTAGAAGTAGCACTGGCCGAAGTCGGTACAGTCGAAGAAGGCGATAACCTAACGAAATACGGAAAGTTCACTAAGGCCGACGGTCTGCCATGGTGCGGATCGTTCGTTAATTGGTGCTTCCATGAAGCGGGCGTAAAGCTTCCATCGATGGTCTCTACAGCTGCGGGCGCGCATAAGCTTAAAGAAGTAAGTCGCTTCGTAACTGTCGATCCGAAGATCGGCGATCTTGCATTTATGGACTTTCCGCATGATGGCGTCGATCGTATTAGCCACATCGGAATAGTCGTAGGAGTTAAGTCGAAGTCAGTAATTACCATCGAGGGAAACACTTCGGGAACTGGCGATCAACGTAACGGCGGAATGGTCATGATTAAAGAGCGGGCATTCGGGAGCGGTAAAGAGATCGTAGGCTTCGGACGTCCTAAGTTCGTGGCCTATGCTGGCGATTATCCAGTCGTCGAAGTACCTACTCAGTCGGCAGCGAAGCCGAAGATCAAGGAGAAGAAAGATGGAAAACTTAAAAGCGTTACTCGCAAGCTGGGCGCGTAGTTTCTTAGCTGCGGGAATTGCAGTTTACATGGCGGGAGTCACAGATCCTAAAGCGATTCTTACAGCTGGCGCAGCCGCTGTTCTGCCTGTCGTTCTGCGCTGGCTTAACCCTAAAGATTCAGCGTTCGGGTTACAGGGGAAGTGACTCGGGTACTACTTGCGGGAAGTCTGGCCTTAGTCCTTTCGGTCGGGCTTTCCGCTTGTGGTTATCAGGGCTGGATTCGCTATGAATGCCAAGAATACGAGAACTGGCAAAAGCCAGAATGCCAAGAGCCGCAGTGTATCCCTACTGGAACATGCACTAGCGACGTCCTTGGAGAAGAAGCTCCACAGCCCATCGCGACGCCGTAGTCCAGAAGATGTCCACGCGACTCTCATTCTTATAATCGGCTCTACGTTAGCCGCTGTCTTCTTGATCGTAACGCTTGGCATTACTTACGCGCTTATCTTCGTTACGCAGCCGATCGGTAATCAAGCTCCGAACGACGCCGCATTCATCGACTTATTAAAGACGTTAGCGATCTTCTTAACTGGATCACTTGGCGGAGTTCTGGCGGGTAACGGATTAAAGTCCAAGCCGAAAACACCAATCGACACGCCGACATCTACGCGGGAATCTTGACCTATGCGCGTTCTTGCTTCACTCTTTACATAGGGAGCGCGAACGTCGTTCCCAGTATCGGGAGCAAGTAATGAATGAATTATCTATCGTGATCTTCATGCTAATAGCTGGGATCTTATGGGCAGCGATGAGCTACTCAGTCGGTTATCGAGAAGGCCAGCGCGAAGGTTTTAAGCGCGGTCGAGCTGTATCTCGTCACGCAGCTAAGGACGTGCGCTAATGAGCTTCTTAGACAATTACGAAGACGTAGCCGCCAGAATTGCCCGACTATGGGCTACACACCCGACAGCTAGAATCCAGACGAACATCGTGGACTTTAACGCCGAGAAGGGTTATGTCCTTATTCAGTGCCAGATCTTCCGCGAGTACGAAGATCTCTATCCATCGGCTACAGATTACGCTTATGGAAACGTCGCGAAGTATAACGTCCAGATGGCTCGATTCTATGTAGAAGATACGACGACCAGCGCGATCGGCCGCTGTATCGGTCTACTACTGGGAGCAGATAAGCGTCCTACACGTCAGGACATGGAGAAAGTCGAGACGATTAGCGCGAAGGTAGCTAACTCAACGGCCGACGATTACGATCCATGGACACAGAAGTTCGGCGAAGTGCCAAGCTATAAGACGGCAGAAGAAGCCGAGCAGAGCGGCATTCCCAGCCTTGGATCATCGATGGACGAGATCGCTAAGCAGCTGGGCGGCGAACTAATCCCAGAAGCTCCACAGTGCAGCCATGGACATCGAATCTTTAAGACTGGCGAAGCTAAGACTGGTAAAGCTTGGGGCGGCTGGTTCTGCGTCGAAAAGACCAAGGCGACACAGTGTTCGCCGCTCTGGTACGTCTTAGCCAGCGATGGCAAGTGGAAGCCACAGGTCTAAAGATGAGCGATTACATGGAGATTCTTTATCCGCAATCTATGACAGCCAAGCTTCTACAGAATGGCGAAGTAATTGCCGAGTATAAGATCGAACAGTGCGACAGCTGCGAGAAGTTAAAGAAGCTAGATAAGTTCGGCTATACCAAGGGACAAGGCCGAGAGAAGCTTATCTGGCTGTGCGGTGACTGTAGATGAAAAAAGGAACAGTAACTCTCGAATGTTCGTGTGGAAACTCTAAAGCTTGGTTAGTTATGGCAAACATGATTCCAAGTAAAAAAATCTATACGCGTTATAAATACTGGTTACAGTGCGACGAATGTGGAGCGAAAAAAACTTTAACTATCAGGGATAGAGTATGAAGATAAAGCCTACGATCGAAGATAAGGTCTTAGCTCATACAGTAGCTCTAGAACGAATTGCCCAGATCCAAGGTCACGCAGACGCTTCGAGCAGATACGACAGAGAACTCGGCTTCCATGATTACGTCGCGCAAGTGGCCGAGTCAATCGTCGCCGAGATTTTAGTCGCTCGCTATTTAGGCTTTACGAACTTCGATCCAAGATCTTCACAGTTTAAGAAGACGGCAGATGTTGGAAGCTTTATCGAAGTGAAGTGGACGCGTTACGATTCCGGACAGCTCATAATCTACGAGAATGATCGCCAGAGCGATGTAGCTGTCCTAGTCGTAGGCACTAGCCCGAATTACAGACTAGCGGGCTGGATTCCAGTAGCGATGGCCAAGCGTCCACGATACAGACACGCCAAGCAGCCGACATGGTGGGTAACGCAACAGAATCTACAGCCGATCGAGAATCTTAAAGGGAGCAACTATGGACAAGCTGCGCTATAAGTGCCGAATGTGCAAGAAAGAGACCGAGCAGCTTATTCGTGTCATTACGGATAATCTTCCAGATAATGTAAAGACGATCCAGTGCTGCGTCTGCTCGACTATGACAGTGGCACTAATTGGAGAAGCTAATGGCGACCTATGAATACCGCTGCGAAGTGTGTAGTAAAGAGCTAGAAGTCCAGCGTCCTATCGAGGACACACTGGCCAGAGATCCTTACTGTCCGAACTGCACTGTCCCTATGAAGCGGGTTTACTCGTTAGGTGGGATCGTGTTTAAGGGTAATGGCTGGGGCGGTAAGCCATGAAGTTATCCACAGACGTTATCCACAGGCTGTGCGCAACGCCCAAGAACACGCTTGTTACACTGTTAAACTTGACAGTCTCGGTACGCTGTTATCGCTTAAAGCGAGCCGCTGTGGCGGATAGCTCGCTAAGGCGAATACAGCTATCGGCCAAGCTCTATGCTCTGACGGCTTTGCTATTAACAGTAAGCATTCCAGAAGCAACAGCTAAGAACTATTCGATAGATCATCTAAAGCTCTACGCACATAGTCGAATCATTAACTATCAAGAGTTCCAGTGTTTTAACAGGATCATTACTAAAGAATCCAGATGGAATTACTTAGCGAAGAACGGCAGCCATTACGGACTAGGCCAGATGAGATCTACTTGGTATCGAGATCTAGACGCGTATCGCCAGATAGACGCAACGATTCGCTATGTTACGAAGCGTTACCAAACACCATGTAAAGCTTGGGCATTCCATCAAGATAGGAACTATTACTAATGACTCTACACTCACAGCGTAAGAGCAACTCGACACAGTGGAAGAAGCTTCGTCTACGGATACTTAATAGAGATGGCTGGATCTGCTTCTGGTGCGGTAGCGAGGCGAATACTTGCGACCATGTTATTCCAGTAGCCAGAGGCGGATCAGACGACCCAGATAACCTAGTCGCAGCTTGTAAAAGATGTAACTTTAGTCGCCAAGATCGACTCCCAGAGGAGATGGATTTAGTGAAGAAGAAGGTGGGCGGTGTTTTTTATAATAGCGATTCCAC